CTATTTGGGTCGATACCATTGCTAAAAGCCAATACGAAGATACCAACAAAGCCTTTATCCCACCCGAAGTCTATGACTTTAGAGTAACCGAAAAAGACTGCGAGAAGTGGGCTGAGTTTATTGGCAACCACATTATCGAGAACAGACGCAGACCTACATTTGATTGGCAGAAAGAAACCGTACAGATGCTAGGTAGATGGCAACCTTGGCACGAAGGTCATAGAGCTCTGTTTAAAAGAGCCATTGCCAAAACAGGTCAAGTAGTCATACAGATTCGTGATTGTCAGGGTTGGCAAGGCAACAACCCATTTGCAATAGAACAAGTAAAATCTAATATTAAGAGGGACTTAGACCCACTATTTCAAGGTCAATACGAAATACAGGTTGTTCCTAATATTACTAACATTACCTACGGCAGAGATGTAGGTTACAAGATTGAGCAAGAAACCTTTGATAAATCTATTACAGATATATCTGCAACTAAAATTAGACAAGGCATGGGCCTTTCTTAACAAGGAATAGAAATGGTTACAGAAACAGAAGCCAAATTAAACTCACATGAAGCCGTATGCCAAATTCGCTACGACTCTATTTGTGCAAGGCTAAAACGCATCGAGCAAATCTTATTAGGTAGTGCTGGATTCATTATTTTGACCTTAGTTACTTTAGTAGTTAAGGTTGTTTAATGATGTATGCCCGATCCCTTTGGAATTATTGATGGTACTAAACAGGTAACCAAAACTCTCAATGAGTCTGTAAAAGCATCTGAAGAACTTAGCAAAGCAATTGACGGTGTATTAGCGGTTGCGGATAAGGCGGCAAAAGAAAGAGCAGCTTCAAGGAAGAATTCAAGGGTTGTTAGTCCTGATACCACCACTATTATCGAGGCGGTAGACGAGTTCCAAAAACGGATGTTAGCCAAAGAGTCCGAAGAAAAGATAAAGTACGAAATAACTAAGAAATACGGCAGTAAGGCTTGGGATGAAATACAAGGCATAAAAGCTCGTAAACAATGGGAAGAACGCCAAGATAGGTATTTAGAACAAAGCGACAGGCGGGTAATGAAAAGCGTGATGGCGTTGTGTTATATGTTTGCAACTTGGGTAGCATACGAATGTACTTGGGGGAGATGGAAATAAATATGCCATTAAACAATTCAGAAGATACTTTATCTAAAATATTGGCGTATGTAGACTCCCCATTTAAACTTTTTGCGGTTATTTTGATGGCAATTTTAGTTTTTGGTGCTTGGGCGTTTTACGAAAATAAAGAGTTAATTGTTGGTACTTATAAAGAAAGTCAAAAGCTACCCAGTATTGCCGAAGATCGGGTAGACGATGTAGCGGTTCATTTGTTTAAAACGACTGAAGCAACTGTAGTAACAATATTTAAAGTTAACCCTTTGTTTGGCACTCGCATACAGTATCGAGCCTATACAAAGACGGGTCGGGATAAAACAAATGATGGTTTGGATGTAGGGTTGTTTACTTCTAATCAAACAAACAACCATGATGTAATAGCTTTAATGGCTGGTGATATTCCTTGCGGTGAATACAAGGCGGCACAGTCAGAAATTGGGCTTTGGTATATTGAAAAAGGCATGACCTTTGGTTGTAGAATTAGTGTACCGCCTGACCCCAGCAGGTTTATCGGGCAGATTACCGTTGGTTGGGATAAACCCCCAGCCGATATAGAACAAACAAAAGCAATGCTTTTTATTGGCGCAACTATGTTATCAAGGAGTAAAAAATAATGGATACCTTATTAGGACTTCTTAAAGGTGTTGCACCTATGTTAGCAACTGCGGTTGCTGGCCCAGCAGGGGGCGCAGCAGTCGGTTGGATAGCATCTAAGCTAGGCATTGATGATGACACCATAGAGGGCGTTACCAAGGCTCTTACAGGTAACCCTGAAATGGCACTTAAACTTAAAGAACTTGACTTAGAGTACGCCAAATTAGAAGTTGCTGACCGTGATTCTGCCCGTCAAGCGTATGCTGCTGTAGCTACTTCAGCAAATGCAACTAAGCTAGATAAGATGGTTGTGCCAATTCTTGCATTGGGAGTTGTGGGTTTAGCCTTTGTATTAATTGGGGTACTGATGTTTGTAGATACCCCTGACGATCAACAGCAATTGGTTATTTTTGCTTTAGGGTTTATAACCTCGGCTGCGGGCCAAGTCCTATCGTTTTATTTTGGTTCTAGCCAAGGCAGTAAAAACAAAACTGAAGAAATGAAAGGCATGATTAAAAAATGAACCTTTCAGAACATTTCACCCTAGACGAACTGACCCACACGGATCACAGGCAATTTGACAATACGCCCAATGCCTCAGAAATGGCTAACCTTGTGCGCCTAGCGGGGTTTTTAGAGGAAGTTAAGACGGCTATAGGTGGCAAGACCGTTATGGTCAATTCAGCCTTTCGTTGCAAAGCCGTAAATGATGCTGTAGGATCAAAGGACACTAGCCAGCATCGTATTGGGTGTGCAGCAGACATACGAGTACCAAGCATGACCCCCGATGAAGTCGTTAAGGCTGTGATTGCATCGGGGATCGGTTATGACCAACTTATTCGAGAATTTGACCGCTGGACACATATTTCTGTGCCTAGTACTGCTGGCGATAATCCTCGCAGGCAAGTTTTAATTATTGATAAAACGGGTACTAGACCTTATTAAAACAGGTCGGTTAAGTCTACAACCTTCCACAAATCTTTAGGAACATCGTAAAAGTATTCATCACGGGCTACTGCGGTATTGGGTACTTCTATTAACGGGCAATCTTTAATCTTATTTGCCCTAATCCAGTAAGCGTGGGTCAAGGGGCGATTAACCACATACATCGTAGTTCTAGGGTGATTAAACAGCTTATCTTTTCTGTGTGCTATGTGGATCGTATTAAACTGGCAAAACTCCCAATCCCTGACTTCTACCTCGGCATACCCTAGATGATCCCCTTTCAGGCTTAATACAAGGTCTACAGCGTACTTATCAGGGTTGGGTAAGGCATCGATATACCAAAGGTTCTTAAGCCACCTAGCCACGGCATCACGGGCAGGTGGGTCACAAGCATCGTGCAGGGCTTGGTCAAATGCCTTGTACTTCACTCTTGTGCCTTTCTTAATATTGCTCTAGCAAAAGTGTAAATATTACAATTTTTTGGTGCTAAAAATTCAGCACTAATATCTACAATTTCATTATCTGTTAATTCTTTTATTGGATTGGCATAAAGCGGCATCCATGCTTCGGGATAATGTGTTGGCAACTCATCGTCAAACATTATTTTGTATTCGTCATTTACATTGATCCAAGCGTATGGTTTCATATTGCGTACCCATGCATAAGGTAATTAGTACCAAAGAACACTAAACAAAACAAGGCTGCTGCTACCCCACCCCAAAAGAACATACGGATAGACTCCATACGCTCCTTTTTCTTTTCTGCTTCCCGCAATTGGTTATAAGCATCTAAGTCACCCCAGCCCTTATCAAGCATCCTTTGGCGGTCAGCAAACTTACGCTGTGCTGCATAAAATAACTCTGAATCTCGTTCGCTTTTTAGCATGGCTATCTCCTAGTGGAAAATCTTGTAACGGGGGTTGCAGGTCACTTCTACGGGTACATCACTCATAACTCCATTAATCCTGCGCTTAGCGGTAATGACTACTGGGCGTGTGCCTGCATCCTCACACTCTGTAATACCCAGTATGACCTGCTGGCGGCTCATATGAAACGCCTGTTTGTCAGTTTCTAAGCTGACATTTGGTGGTGTAAATGAGGTACAGGCGGTAAGACTTAGCAGGCTTAGCAATAAAATAGGTTTCATAAATATCCTTATGCCCCCGTGGGGGCGTTGGTTAACGGGCTGTAACTTTGAGGGTAATAACTGCGGTGGTTTTGGTGTGTTTCTCGATTAACTCGGCAGGTACATTGGCTTCTGCGTATACAGCCTTGTTATCTACGGTCTTGCGCTGGGATAAAGTCACGCAGGCTTTGTAGAGGTTGCCCTCTATGTGGCCTTCTTCCTGTTTGAGTTCGGTCTTGAGTGCTTC